AAAACCAAAGCTAAAAAGGGATACTAATGCCTCTAGTTAAAAGCAAATCAAAAGCCGCTTTTAAAAAGAACGTTGAGGCTGAAATTAAGGCTGGCAAACCGCCAAAACAGGCTGTTGCTATTGCTTACTCAGTAAAACGTAGGGCTGGCAAAAAGAAAAAGTAATGTTCACGCGAATCCTGAGCTTGCTTGTAGCACTTGCCTGCTCAGGATGTAGCGTCATTGCGGCCAAGAAGATACTGGACGCTGCTAGGCCTGCTCCGGTGTACAATGTTACATATCAATGCCCAGCCTTGATCACTGATCGAGCTAAGGAAGAGATCCGGCATGCTGTTATGCAGGAGCTTATGATGGACAGGTATTTTGAGGATTGTGACATAGATGTCGACTGCTACAGACCATAAATGTATCTATATAGAGTGGGTGGATGCCGTATCTGGAAGAAACCAAGAAACCTGAGCTACACGATTGCTACACTTTGGGCTTCATTGTGGCCGAGGACGACAAAGCTATATGCGTTGCTTCCGCCATATCTAAAAAAGAATCAAACGCCAAGATGCATATCCCGAAGGCTTGGATCAAAAGAGAGGCTAGATTTAATATGGAGTCCATAAAAAAAGCCCCAAAACGCGGGGCTTGAGGGGAGGAGGAGAAAATCATCCGAGAGAGTTAAATGCCTCATAAATTCTCTCAACTGAATCATATCCGTATTTTCTAGCCAAAGCAAGAGCCTCAGAGGTTGTGTATATTTTCCCGTCAATAAACGTAAATAGAGGCTCTCCAGCGCGTTCTTTTCCAGTAGCCACCATATAATATGGCCCAAACTTTATGTGCTTTATGCGCTTCTTAAACTTGCGTAAATTGATGCTCACCATCCAAGCACTTCTGCCAATCCAAAATACATAGACACAAAAAATAGTATAAGTAAAACCATTGCGCCCATACCGATAATGCTGATCTTGTCTGCCCCAAGGATGCTATGCTCAGGATCTGAGTATGTAAGCTCTTGAGCTATGCTATTAAACACTTCTTCTGCCTTCAGTATCTTATGTATATTTGGGCAACTATTGCCGTTTTCCCAGCTACTGACAGTTTTGTGGTGTACTTCCAATTTGTCTGCCAAGTCCTTTTGAGTCATATTGTGCTTGGCTCTCATTTCCTTCAAATATGTTGAAAATCTTGATGATTTAGACATGTTCATGTTCCATCTCCTTAAAAAAATTCTCGACTTGGCACTGAGCATCTTCGCACCCTTTGCATACTATAACACTTTGGTTGATAGATTTTAAATAATTGTGCCATTCTATTTGGCTTTTGGATACAGCGCCACCACTTTTTTTCTTCATTTCAATCCAAAGTAGCCATTCTGGAACGAATAGGTCTGGGACTCCTGGAGTTACGCCCTCGGCCTTGAGACGTGCGGCGGTTACGATGTTTCTTTGGCCGCCGTTTGGTATCGCTATTATCTTGGCTTTGTAGGTCTTGCGAAACCAGCTTACAAACTCCCGTTGCTCAACGTGTTCAGTTCGCCCACTCTCTTTTAGTGACTTTATAGAACTTACCTTCTTGCGCGTATGATATCTCATTTGGACATCGCCCCGTATTCAATATTGAACATAATTGGTCTAAATCATCTGCCATAGAAAATATCGATGAAGCATTAATCTTTGATTTGTGAGCTATCTCAATAATCTTTTGGCGTGACTTCTCTCCGGCATATCCTTCATGCATTATCGCAAAATACTCAGAAACAATAGGATCCATGATTTGTTTTGAGTAATACCTAACTTTGATCATTTCCTTGCCGCTTGCTTTCGATACATGCTTAGACCAATGCCAAGTTCCTATAGGCATCATTCTGCTTTTCCTGCCCATGATATCTACATCATGAAGCCTCATGCGCTTCTCTTTAGGTGGCGGGAACTCATAACCGCAATCTGGACAAGTCTTAACTGCTGGAGGCAGTAAGCTATCGCACTCTGGGCATACTTTGACTGGAGCTTCGCCGGTTCCGTTGCCTGGCTTGTTTGGCGATTTAACGTTAGTGATAGGCCCGTGCGTTTGAACAACGCCAGCAAAGTCCAGCACCATGCAGTGGTCAGTGTGGCTTTTGATCCGCATCCCGCGCCCAGCCATTTGCACATACAATCCAGGCGACATAGTTGGGCGCAACATTACGATAAGATCCATGTCTGGATAGTCAAAGCCAGTAGTTAGCACGTTGGCGTTAGTCAGCGCTCGAATCTTGCCAGACTTAAACTCACTTATGATTTTTTCCCGTTCAGGCTTGGGAGTTTCTCCCGTGATACATTCGGCCTCAATGCCTCGATCAAGCAATATGTCTTTAATCGCCATTGCATGCTTAACTCCAGCACAAAAGAAAAGCCAAGCCTTGCGGTCACCGGCTAATTTAATAACTTCGTCTACTGCTTCGTTGTTGGTGTGATCTTTGTTGACTGCTGCCTGCAGTTCTTTTTCTATGTACTCACCGCCGCGTTTATGCACGCCAGATACATTCAACTGAACGCCAGTCAACTTAGACTTTAGCGGCGCCAAATACTTATCCTCAACTAACGCCTCAATGCTTGTTGGTTCAATTAACGAAGTAAATATGCCGCCTTTATCGGTAAGCATCCCTTGCCCTAGCCGGTAAGGAGTGGCGGTCAATCCGATTATCCGCATTGCGGGATTGATGATCTTCAGGCCGTCAATTAGTTTCCTGTAGCTGGTGTTGGTGTTATGCGATATCAGGTGCGCTTCATCGACGATCATAAGGTCTATTCGCCCTAGGTCACCGGCTTTCTTTCTGATAGACTGTATTCCAGCAAACGTGATTTGTTCATGGGATTCTTTACGCCCAATTCCTGCACTATATATTCCTAACGGCGCATCAGGCCAGTGCAGTAACATTTTTTCGGCATTCTGTTCAATCAATTCTTTTACATGAGTTGCCATCAACACGCGAGTTTCAGGCCATTGCGATATTGCATCCTTGCATATTGCCGCGACAACGTGCGACTTACCGCTACCGGTTGGCAATACGATGCACGGGTTGCCGTACTTATTAGCGCGAAACCATTCGTATAGATCATCAATCGCTTTTTGTTGATATTTTCTTAACATTTAAATTTTAGAAAATGGACATTTATTTTTTTGATTTAATCTGTATCCATTATTAAATTTTGTTTTTATGTGCAAATAACTTTCGTTTGACCAATTAGAATTTTCTTGTGTTGTTCCTTGTAAATCTGTTTTGTATTTAACTCTTTTATAAGGAACATACATTGCCAAAGGTGTTCCTCTTTTCAATTCAAATTCTCCGTATTTTTTTATCAACATTTGTTGATTTATCTCATAATGAATGTCTGACCATATAACTCCAGGCAAAACTTCAAAAATAGGATTAAATTCGTAAAACATAGGTAACTGCATTAAAGACCATCCATCTGGCGTTTTTACTCTCCAAGGGCAATTTGGTTTTAGAACCATGCTGATATTATTTTGAATATCTTGAGGAAGAAAATTTTTGAATTGAGCGTCATTATGAGATGAAAAAGTAAACATTGGCTCAGGCGATTGCAATATAAATCCATTTTCATTTATTGTTATATGTAAATCGCACCATAATGGCAAAACATATCCTTGAGACAAAAATTCTGGCATTGAAGGACAATTTTTTATTGTTCCTCTGTCCATTAAATCTTTATTATCTGTAAACCTTTCTGCCTTCCTCCACCAATCTGGAATATATTCTTTAGATTTAACAACTGGAATTACTTTCTCCAAGCCATCAATTACAGACCACCATATTACTTTTGGCTCTTTTTGTTTTTTAAAAATATCAAAAATTTTTTTCACCCGACTATCTTTCTTTTGTTTCAAACTCAATAATTGCTCGACCAATCAGTTCCGGTATCTGAGGAACTACCGCATTGCCTAATTGTTTAAGTCTGTCCACCCGATTGGGAATCCCATTAGCCACTCGACCCACGTCGGGTTCAGTTGTCCAGCAATCCCCGACTGCAATTCTCCACGCCTCGCTCGCGCCTCCAAGCAATTGCTCTGTTGAGAATTCCCCTTCAAACGATATTTGTGTTCCGAGCTTGTCGGTGTTGGCCACATCCCTATCGTGTTTAACTGCACCGCTTCCGGTAGATTGTGGCCGCGTTTCTCCCATTTCTTTACCGATTCTGGACTCGCCGCCCCCTTGTAATCCGATGTTGTTGGCGTAGGCCACGATCCAGATTCTGTCCCGACGGTGAGGAGCGCCAACGGCGGAAGCGGGAATACAATGCCATTCCGCATCGTAGCCGATCTCAGCGAGCGACCGGAGGACTTGATCCAGTCCTCGATTGCGAAGGGCGCTAACGTTTTCGATGATCGCGTACTTCGGTTTGATTTCTTTGATGAGCCGGTGGAACTCCCACCAGAGTCCCGATCTTTTGCCTTCAAGTCCTGCTCCTTTTCCTGCGAGGCTGATGTCTTGGCATGGGAATCCTCCGCAAATAACGTCAATTGGTTGTCCAATGTCGTCTCCATTCAATGTTTTTACGTCATCAAAAATAGGCACATTCGGCCAATGTTTTTTCAATACCTGGTGGCATTTCTTATCTACTTCACAAAATGCCACAGTTTCAAATCCTGCCCTTTCAAGGCCAAGACTAAATCCACCAATACCTGAAAACAGATCGAGGACTTTCATTCAACTATTTTTCCGCATTTTTTGGATAATTTAATATTTTGTAATTTAAATCTTTAATCATTTTCTTTTTTTCAGATTTGCTTCCAATAAAAATTACATATCTGTGTTTAGATGATCTAAAAACTCTTTGCGATCTATCGCCCAAATGATGCCTACTATGTTTTCCATTTTTAGATGCAATGTCAGTTCTTGATTTTGTTGTACCAGTAAAATAAAAATTAGTTGCTTGATAAACATATCCAACGTGTCCTTGTGCCGTGTCAGCATAAGAAACAACAATTTTAGGTTTAGGTAACATTTTTAAAGATGTTGAAACTAAAAATGAAGCATAATTTTTTTCATTATTTTTTAAGACCAATCTATTAAGTTCTATTACATTTTTTTTATTATGTTCTCCACATATTCCTTTGCATAAAGATGGAGAAGCTGGCGATCCGT